CCAATCAGTTTTGTCTTTTCGCGGATAGGGCATACCTTTTTTATCAGCCATTAGCTTTGTCCTTCCATAGCTAGGCGAACTCTTTCACGTACCAAACCACCATGAGCAGCTTTAGCTCTACCTTTACGGGAAAGTGCAGCAAATTTCTTTTTACCATATTTCTTTCGCCCAATCCATGCAGCCAGAGCAGCACTACCTGTCTTCTTCTTTAGTGCTTTAAATCTCTTTCCGCTCCCTAATTTTGGTTTGCTTCCCTTGGACATCTGGATTTCCTTTCCTATACTCGCTCTGGTAATGGTCATCTTGTTTTTCCTTTGCTGAACTAAATACTAAAGGTATACCTTTTCCCCAATATAATACCATTCCTTTATATTCATATTGTGGTTTTCTTAAATAAAGGCTCACTAACTACTTCCCTGAACCAATGTATCCGCACTGCCAGCAGGACTTGCAGCCTGTGCCATATCATCCTGACGGGTTCTACGTGCCTGATTACGCAGGCCATCAATAGCTGTTGTATATTCTGACTGCCACATCGCAATAGTATCAAAACTTTTCGTAAAAAAGGAAGCCTCTATCATCGACGCATAGAATAAAGCATCGTAACAGAAGTCACTGAAATAATTATTGGGAGCAGCAGAACTTAAAGTAGTTGGACGGGATACATAATAAACTTCACCATCATGCACAGATGCTGGTGTTGGCGCAATAACAATCTGGGTATTGGTACGCATACCATAATAGCGCGGCTCTCCTATGGAGGAACTCACATAGGGCCAATAATCATTAATAAATTCTACAGTTCTTGGTAAAAGATTTATCTTGGAACCGCCAGTCGTAATACTAAAATTCCGCACAATACGAGTACCGGACGGAAGAGAGACAAACGGATTCGATGTGGAAACAGCCACAGACGAAAATGAATTCAATCCAACATCATCCAGTTCCCTGATAAGCCTGTTTTCAGCTTTATTGACAAGCTTTGGAATCTGGTCAAGAAACTCAGTTGAATCGTCTTCTGCTGTATTCTTGATATCTGTTACCAGATAGGTATAGTCAGCCATTTAACTACCCATAAAATATAGTTGCAACAGCCGAAGAGGAAGGAGCGGAAACTCTTACTACCCCTCTCATTCTTGGCCCATAATCTCCCAGATAAATATCTGCACCAGCAACCGCCTTAAATTTAATTCCTACACCTGCAGACGCACTGGCACCGCCTTTAGCTACTTGCTGCTTGTCACCAGATATTACATATTCACCAGCAACATCGGTATAAAGAGCAAAAATACGAGTGGTCGCACTTAAAGCATCATCTGCATTCAAAGTTGTGGAAGTTGTAATATCCACTAAAGGACCACTTCCGGTTCCACCACCATCTACCATTGCAGTTTTAATATTTGTCGGCATATTAATTTTCCTCTACATAAAGGGAAAATCGGAGGAGACCGAAATCTCCCCCGACTTTACTCATTAGGACGAACCTGCGTTTCCTAAGTAACCACGCCAGTCAGACCAGCCGAAGCTGAACCGCTCACGAGCCTTGAACCGGAGATTACCAGTATCAAAGTCAGGTTCCATTTTAGTTTGTAATGGAACACGATTAAACATCTTAGCTCCATTTGGTACATTAGTCTTCATGAACCAAGCGTTGGTATCCGTAAACCTACGATTGATATGCGAACCCTGCGGCAACATACTCATGCTGCGAATGGAGTTCACATCATTCCAACCGGATGGAGTTACAAGACTTTGATTCGTTGCAACTATTCCAGCGGAAGGAACGAGAGTCGAATTAAGTACCGAATTCGCTACTGCCCAGTTATCTGGTGCAATATGAATAGACGACCCAGCGCCACCAACAAGAATGCCACGGTCATCCTTAATCTTCTGTGCTGTCGTGATAGCAGTTTCTATACCACTATACGAAAGGTCAGCACCAGTAAGAGTATTGGATTGATTTCCGTCACCAATTGTTGGATGTGCAGCACTGAAAAGAGGTACACCATCGCCGCCATGATAAACGGCTAAGTCAGTGAACCCATTATTGAAGATGTCTGCACCTTTAACCTGCTTGGTGTTAGCCATTGCGCGAGCAAGGGCTTTGGCACGAAGCTTGGCAAACGTGTCATACAGATTATCTTCCATCGCCTCTTCAGTAACAGCAAACGCCAATGCAACAGTTTCGTTGGTATAACGTGCAACGTAACTCTCGCGAGCGTTGTCATAACTGACGGCAGCGCCTTCACCTTTAACCGGAGCTGTTCCGAAACCTGTGAAGAGTACTTCCTCTTCAAAAGCACGGTCAGAGTTTTCAACCTCAAACAGCACCCGATGTTCATTATCTACATCCCCGTACTCCAAACCGAATACGGCGTTAAGACCGGGGAGTAGTTCTTTGGCAATACTAGCTCTATTAATAGCCATGATTTACACTCCCCGTTTACTGTGTAATAACAGTAGTTGTAGCAGTCAGCATATCTACGTGATGGATAAGACGTACTTCCACAACCGGGAAGGCACGTTGAGCGGAAACAGTAATATCGTTCCCCGGCTCATCCAACACACTGATAGGCCGTACATCGAGAATCAAATCATCTCTCGACGCTGCCTTGATACCGAAACCGGATTGACCAGTAACGGTTGAACCGGACCCCACCGTAATACCGAAGTTTGACGAGTTAATATCCCCGGCAGATAGTGTCGCATCAGCCTGAATGTAGTACGTGGACCAAGGGTCTGTATTTACAAACGCCTTAATATCAGTCGCTGACGTACCAGTAGGCCAATACTTATTCCATTTAGGCGTACCATCTTCAACATAGTGACACCCCATGAAAACACCAATGCAGGGAGCTGCATCTCCAACGGATGTAGCACCCGCTGAAACAGCATTTAAATTACCTGCAGTAACTTCGACAAGGTCACCCGTAAATATACTTTGAGCAAGGCCAGACGCAATTGGAATTTCATCAAATCCCGTAGAGTTAGCAGCCATACCACGTTTACGAGCGGGGAGGAATCCGCGAAGATTTTTACTAGTTGACATATTCTTCACTCCTCTCTAAAGCTTATCTTCAATTACTCCTGAAAAGACGGTTGCCTTCCCCTGATAACAGAAGATTTGCTACTATTAGTAATAGGCATTTTAGAATCGGAGGCATTCTCAAGTTGCGAATTAACCGCTGCCATGAGATTTTGACTCTTATTCCTAAAATGCTCCTGTCGGGCGTCGGCTTTATACTTCGGCAATTTTGCCAATGCTACGTCACCACGACTGACGGTGCCTTTATATCGCCCTTCTTCCCGCACGAGAGAAGAGGTTGCCATTTCTGGTACTTCCTCTGGTAAAACGAATTCCCAGCCTTCACTCATATGCTTACCTATATTTTGGTAGTCATCCTGTCCCGATAAAGTTATACGTAACCAACGTAAAACCATTCCGTCGCTATGGAAACGATTTTTTACCATTTCAGGAATACTAAGAGCATCAGGCTCTTCATAAACATATTTTTCCGTTTCTTGTCTTGTTTCAGAAGTACGGTCTGTAGCCGTACGTGCATTCTCTATACGTGTATTCATGGTACTCACCCTCCGCGCCTATCTAAGTTTACAGTTGTATATTCACCTTCGGCAAGAGTAGCCTTTTGCTTTTCAACCGCATAAACCTCAAGTGGAATACTCCATTTATTTGCCAATCTCACGTCCTCTGGACTGAGTTTGACCTTTTTACTGGAACTTGCAGGGGTACGCGAGGCTCCTGCAACCACCTGAGCAGTCGATGACGTTGACTGTCCCGCATTTTCAAATTTATGAGGAAATTCTTTTTTAATACGACGGTTTACTTCCTCATAAAAATCATCCGTACTAGGGTCTAATCCCATTTGCTTTAAATCATTGTCGATAGCAAGAGCTGCTGCCGACATAACGGAATCTTTCCCAAACCATTCATTATCTCCAGCCCATATTACCGCTTTAGCGTCAGGTCCCTGCTGCTGTTGTCCTTGTTGCTGGAGTTGTGCAGCCTGTCTATCCACATCCTGACTATATTGGTCCAACGCAGCCTTCTGATTGCCTATATTCTGCAAATCAAACTGCGTTTCCATTAAAGCTTCATGTGCCTTGAGAGTTTTTTCTCCATCTCCCGATTGATAAGCTTCCAGATAGTTCTGACGAGCCAATTCAATCTTAGTTTCGAGTTGTTTCTCTGAAATCTCCGTCGAAGCCTTCTGAGTTTCGGTAAAATTCTTTTCCCGGCTCACTAATTGCTGATTTAACTGCTCATTTTGACTAAGAAGGTTCTTAATCTGTTCATCACGGTCCTTACGTTGCGTGACAAGCTGTCTAATCCTCTTCTGAGCACCATCAGTTTCGATTCCATCCAGTTCTTTTGGCTCTTCTGCCATTGTTGGCTTAGATTCTTCAGCTTTTTGAGTTGGTTCAGGCTCCTTTTCGATTTCATACTCAACTTTGTCCTCTTTTTCGTTCTCAGAAACTTCTACAGCGTTCCACTCTGAGTCTTCAACCATTTAAACTTACTCCTTACGTTGTTCACGAAACAATCGGTTTTACGTGCATGTATTATACACCACTTTTCCTTTGTATCCAATAGTTAATTAGATAAATTAAAGGTAGGGTCCAAATCTCTGGCATTTTCGACTCTCAACATTACTTGGTCATCGAAAAGCAAAATAAGTTTTACTCCCTTATAATGCAGTTTCACTCCTGAATGCTTACCATAGCATACATAATCATCTATGCTGCACCAAGGCCCGTTAGGAAACTTGACCTCGTCCTGATAAGCCAAGTCTCCCAGTGCGAGAACACGACCTATCGTAGTAAGATAAGCCATATCGTCCTTAGTTGAATCAGGAATAAAGATACCCCCTTTCGTGGTTGCCTTTATTGTCACAGGACGAACCAATACATGATAACCCGGTAAAAAAGGTAAAGGAGAGGGGTCTTTTACCTCTTCTTCAACACCACTTATCCATTCGTCATTTTTAATAGCTTTCGCTAATGCTGGCTGTTGCATGTCACTCCTCTTCATCATCTTGGTAAGTACGTTTTTTAATTATATCAGTGAAACTATTTCTAGCCCACTCAATTCCCGTACACATACCAACCATTTGTTTATAGGAAGGGTAGTCCGATGCATTCCCCTCTGCCAGACTTTGTTTCAGGATTTCAATTTCCTTATTAAAATTTGTTATTACTTCGTCCCAAATATTCATGCGTGGTCGTGCATGAGGACGGACATTCCACCAAGCGCAATTCCAGCTATAGCAAACCAACTAATGCCAGTAATCGCAGCAACGCCTAAGCATACAACGGCACAACCGCTCCAGCTACTAGGCTCACTTACTCGACTCTGTATCCATGTGCTCATTCTTTTTCTCCTTATATGGTCCTTCATAATAGGGTAATTTCTTTCCCCTTGCTGGGTTCGTTTCTTCTTTTTCTTTCTGAGAATCCAAGTTTCCAAAAAGTACAAAACTAATTAATGCCAGAAAGATTAACTTAAGCATCCGTATCCTTAGCCAGTAAATCCGAAATCTTCAAAAGAGCGTCTACTCTGTTTTTGCCTTCTTTTTCAGCTAACTGAGCTATCCCTAAAACTTTCTTTGCCGTAACCATAGCTTTTGTGTCTTCACCTTTTTGCTCCATTTCGGCAAGTTTAGTAAGAACATCCATTGATTTAAGCTGCATATCTTTATTCATTTCAGCTTCCTTCATGGCGGATTCGTAAAGCATTTCAACAGCTTTCATTGCCTGCTTACTGATACGGTCACGTTCCTTCTGTTCAGACTTGGACATCATGTCACTTTGTTTCTGACCAACCTTGATGCCAATTTCAAGTTCTTCAAGGTCCAGTTCACGATTCTTGAGAGCTGCATCAGCGGCTTCCGTCTGTAACTGAATCTGAAGTTTCTGCTGCTCAAGCTGCAATCTCATCTGTTCTATCTGAACCATCTGTTGTTCCGGTGATGTCTGTACACCCATTGCCCTGTTTGCATTGAGAACTTCCTGTGCCGCCTGAGCCATTGCAAGTTCGGGTGCTTCTGGCATCTGAGCTTGTTCCGGTGGTAAATCATTCAACAGCTGTTGAGCAACACCACCAACCTGCTCCTGATACTTCATGACAGCATGTTCCTGAATATTAGCTTCAATAATAGGTTTGACTCTTTGCATCATAGGACTGGCCCCATGAACAGGGTCCTGAATATAGGCTATTTTTATTTTAACATGAGCCTCATGATTCTGACCGGGGAAAGCAGCTATGGGAACTCCCTTAGTAGCAGCTACGATATCCGATATCGGGTCCATCTGTTGTGCCTTCCGTTTCTCAGGAAGTATCTGTTCCAGATTAGGCATGTTGGCACTCTCAAGAATAGTACGATTGAGAGCTTCCAGATTGTAC